CAGGGTTCTGGGGGGGCGTATTCTATTCAAGTCACGCCCCCCATAAGAATATGGGGCGAATGAATCGAATAGAGTCCGATTCAATTCAAGTCACGTAAAGGCATAGGGGAAAAACGTAATGACTCGAAACGTAACCCACCCGACCGACTACGCAAGGGATGTCGTGGCCGGAAGAATCGTGGTCAACAACAACGTGATGATGGCGGCAAAACGCCACATCCACGATCTGACCAGAGAAGACATATATTTCGACGAAAAGGAATTAGACCGATTCAATGACTTCGTGGCCCAACTCGAAGTAGCGGACGGGCATGAACTGACCGGCGAAAAGATCGTCATGTTGCCCTGGCAGTCGTTTCTGCTGGGGTCGATCTTGTGCTGGAAATTCACCGAAACAGACGGTTTTCGGTTCAAGCAGGCGTATTGCGAGGTTGCCCGTGGTGCGGGCAAGTCCACGATGTGCGGGGTGCTGCTGCTCTACATTGCCATGTTCTGGGAGGGGTCCGATAATCTTGTGCTAGCGAACAAGATGGACCAGGCCCGGCAGGCATATGACGCAGCGAACAAGATCGCGAATCGGGCGTTTGGCGACTGGCGAGCAGAAGACGAAGACGAAGCCCGCCATGCCGAATACGAAACGACGATCAGAGAAACCCGCTGCCGAGTCTCAAAAGCCCGATTTCGGCCTATGGCGTCGAAAACCGGCACTTTGGACGGCACCAAGGCGATTCTCTACGTTTGCGACGAAACCGCCGAAGCGAAAGAGGATTACATGCAGAAGGTGGTGTCCGCCCTGCCCAAACTGCGCGATTCCTTCATGGTGAGCGTGACCACGCCAGGATCCCCCGAACTCGGACTCGATAGTCCGTATTACACACGTCGGAGAGTGGCGGAAGAAGCCCTCAAGCCCGAAAACTGGGACGAGTTGGACGTTTTTGCGTTGTTCTACGGGCTTGATGAGGACGACGATTTCCGAGACGAATCGACCTGGATCAAGGCTCAACCGAGCCTGAATCACGTCATTCCGATCTCAAACTACCGCCGATTGCTCAAGGAATACACCGCGCAGGACGCTCTCGACAACTGGGAACGCTACCAATGTTGCCGATACTCCCTGCAAGGGCTTCAGTGGATCCAACTTTCGGAGTGGCGAACAGCCAACGGCAAAGTAGACCGACCGCCGCCGGGAACGCCGATCTATTGTTCGATCGACTTCAGCAAGGCGTTCGACATCACCTCGTTGTGTTACGGATGGTGGATTGACGGCAAATTTCACGTCAAATGGCACCACTGGGCCATCCGCGACCCCCATGTTGAGGGCGTAAAGCGGCATTATCAGCGGTTCGTCGAGAATTGGGCCAGGCACGACAACGTGACGATCTGCACGCACCAGGTGCAATATGACCTCGTGAAGCAGAAATTGGACGAATTGAGGACGTGGGGAGAGATCAAACGAATCGGTTATGACGCCCTGGGAGGCATGAAAACCGAGGTTCAGGCTTGGGGCGACATCGACGACCGCTACAACCCCGAAACAGACCTGCCGATGTGGTCCATGCCGCAGACCATCATGGTCATGGGGCCATCGACCTACCTTGCCGAGTCATACATTCGGCACAGGAACCTAGTTTTGGACGAAGACCTAGTTGTTGAGTACGCTTTGGCGAATGTGCAACTAGAAAAGAACATAAATGGCGATAGAAGACCTTGCAAACTCAAATCAATGGGTATTATTGACCCCGTGGTAGCGTTTGTTATGCTTTGCGGCGTCTTGATCCGCGAAGGGGCTGAACGTCCCGGCGCATACTCTGATCTGGGGAACATCGCGTGTTAGGAAGACTCGTCACAGAGATCCGACGCAAGTTCTCACATACTAAGTTCGGCGGCTCCGGCCACGTTCTGCCTGACACCTGGTGGAACTGGGAAAAGCCAACTACGGCAAACGACGTAGTAGCCGATCCGTACACCGCCCTCGGGTTGTGTCCGGTTCAGCGCGCCGTTTCGGTTGTTGCTGGCGATGTTGCTCGGCTGCCGCTTCAGATTCAGAAATACGAAGACGGTCGATGGGCGGAATGCGACGAGTACCCCGACCTCGACGACATCCTCAACCAGCACACCAACAAGTTCTTCACCAGCCACGAATGGCGTCGTCACATGATGACAAACGCGATGGTTTGGGGAAACGCTTTTTCGCTGATCTCGCGGGTGGCTGGTCAGGTTGATGAACTCATCCCGGTGCGACCCTGGGACGTGCAGATTCTTCCAGACGCCGAACGCGGCGGTTGGTATTACCGATCGAGCGAATACGGCGACCTTGACCCGAAGGATGTCATCCACTGGCGAATGCCTGCACATCAGCGGATGCTCTGGGGTGAAAGCCCCATTGTCGTCGCTCGCCGTGCAATCGAACTTGGCGCACAGCAAGAGATCGCCGGGATGCAGGCGTTCAAGATGCCGGGTCTTGGCAAGATTGCGATCACCACCAAAGAGACGGTCGGTGCAGACGCAATCCGCGCAATGCAAGATGCGTTCAAGTACGCCCACGGTACGGTCGAGGGCATGTTGCGTCCGATCGTGGTGCAGAACGAATCCGACGTGAAGCAGGTGGGCCAGTCGCTTACCGATCAGGACTGGATCGCTGCTCGGCGATTTACGATTAACCAGGTGTCGCAGATGTACGGGGTTCCGCCGCAGTACCTCTACAACCTGGAGAACTCGACGCAGGAGCAGACCAGTGAAATGTCACGAGCCTACGTCGATACATGCCTCGGTTCCTATCTGGCTTCCATCCAGGCAGAACTCGGTTTCAAACTGCTACCGGGCCGGGAATCCGAGAGTCGGTATCGCGTGTGGTTCGACACCGCGCCGATCATTCGTGGCACGTTTAGTGAGCAGGTTGGAGCGATTCAGACTGCGATTCAGTCGGGGATTATGACCCGCAACGAGGCCCGCGCAATGATGGGGTACACGCCCATCGAAGGCGGGGACGAAGTTCTTATTGGTCCGAACATGCTCCCGGTGGAGCAGAACCAGGAAATGGCTAATGACGAAGATCGAACGCCGAATGATGCCAGCGGGGACGCTGACGAAGCGGACGCTTGAAGGTCTTGCGGTTCCTTACCGCAGCCTGAGTGTCGTGCTTCGAGATCGCCCGCGCGCGTACCGCGAAAAGATCGAGCCTCGTGCGATGCAGATCGACGACTCGGTTTCGATGTTCATTCAGCACAATCCTGGGGACGTGCCTCTTGGAAGAACAGGCGCGGGGACACTTCGATTTGAAGAGAGAGACAGTGGACTCGAATTTGCCTGCGACTTGCCGGAATCCCGACAAGACGTGATCGAAGCACTTGAAAGAGGTGACTTCGATGGGTCCGTTTCAGTGGGTTTTATCGTTGCTGAGGATGGCGACACTTGGCAACACCGTCGATCAGGTCCGAGCGTCCGCACGGTGCGGGCGGCTCGCCTGGTCGAACTCAGTTTGGTGACAAGTTCGGCATACCGAACTTCGTCCCGTCTTACTTAGGAGTCCTCCAATGGACGACGCACGGAGTCTCCGCGAGCAGCGGGACGAACTCGCGGGCAAGATGAACGACATCCTGCTCCGCAACGACAGCATCGACGACATCGAGTCGATCGAACTTCTGGAGAACGGCGAGGCTCGACTTGCCGAACTCGACACGCAGATTCGTGGTGCCGAGGCACGCGAAAAGGTGTCCAGCCTCGTCAAGAAGCCGTCTTTCGGTTTCACCCCTGGTGCCGGTACGCCTGCACGCGAGGATCGACGGTATCGGTTCGAGATGAACGGAACCGAGATCAAGGTGGTCGGCGGCAACCCTGACGTTCGCGTCAACCCGCTCGGTCTTGGTTCGGATGGATCGGCTGCCACCTTTACCGCCACCGATGCCGGTGGTCCGGTTGCTGGTGCAAGCATCCCGGTCGATCTGCTTGCGATGATGATTCGCAAGTTGCCGGAACTGGCAGTCCTTCGACAGAACTTCGCTGTCCGAACCTACAGCAACGACGTGGAACTTCAGCGCGTCAACGCTCGAATCACGCTGGAAGGTGATGCGTTCACCGCAGAATCCGGCGCGTACACCGAGAAGATCGGTTCCTTCGAGCGAATCCGGGTTCGCAACTTCAAGAGTGCCGCCCGCACCAACGTCACCGAGGAATTCCTGCGTGACGCTCGCGGCAACGCTGTTCAGGAAATGCTGCTTCAGCACGCTGAACAGCACGGCCTTTACTTCGACAACGCCTACGCGGTCGGCGTCGGTGAAGACCTCGGCCCGGAGCCGGTGTTCCTGACTCCTACGCAGTGGGCGTTGGATTACGACGTTGCCGCTGGTAACGCTGCCGGAACCACCGCAGACACGGCTGCTCCCCACTACGGCATTGCCAGCCAGAATCTGAGCATTGCGGGGATTGCCAACGACGGCACGATTGATCCTGCCACGCAGATCACCGAAGCCCTGACGACGCTTCGCTACGAGAAGATCCCCGCGCAGTACTGGGGCGGACTCAAGTGGATCATGGGCCAGGAGACGTTCGCGGCTATTGCGAACATCGTGGACGGAAATGGTCGGCCTCTGTACCAGCCGATGCTCACCTCGACGGTTGCCGAAACCAACTACATCGGCACCATCCTTGGTCTGCCCGTTTCGGTCAGCAACAACCTCCCGACCGCTGCGACGGGCAAGGTTGCGGCGGTCCTGGTTCACACCGAGGACTACGGCATCTTCGACCGCGTTGGGTTCAGCCAGTTGCTCGACCCCTACACCGACAGCGCAAACGGCGAGGTGCGATACCTCACCCGGATGCGTTCGGACGGTCGATGGCTCCGCCCCTTCGCGGCGGGCCAGTTGGTCTGGACTGCCTGACCACTCATCTTTCTCCTTCTCCGCCTCCCCCACCTTCGGGTGGGGGGGGTTGGGGGGGAGGACGGGGATCCCATGGCGCACACGCTTTCCAATCTCGGCACACACCAGTTCCAACTCTCCGAGTTCAAGGATCACATCCGCCTGGAGATCACGGACGACGACCCCGCTGCGCAGCGATCGCTGGATGCAGCGGTGTTCGCAGTCGAGAAG